CCGCCCGGCGCCGAGGGCCAGTTCGTGCTCGCCGACTACCCCTTCGACGCGGTCGGCGACCCGACCGTACAGGACCGGATGGGGTGGCCGGTCGATGAGCTGCGCGCCTATCGAGTTTTCGATTGGGCCGACGGCGACGGCGGTGCTCCTCACGTCGGCGGTGCGCTCACGACATTCGGTGCGCCAGTCGCAGGGCTTCCCACACCGTGGCGCGGTCTAGACCTCACGGCGCGAACTTGCTCTCGGATGGGGTCTGGGAACAGGCTGCACTCCTCGTCGGTGGCAGCGGCTATTGACGACGCACACGACATCGTGGGCATCTTTGTATTTCACATTTCGACCATTGCGGCAGGCACGTCTGAATATCCCGGATCGCTGGGCACGGCTGGTGGAGGCACTGCTCCTCTGCTTTTTCGCTCTGTGTCTATTCTCTATGTGATCTGGCGTGGAACGGGCCCGCAGTGTTTTTCTCAACACACAATCACTCCGGGGTGGCACTGCCTCGTGGCGGTATGCGATCGGAGCGGTAACTGCATCTCGTACCTCGACGGCGTCGCGAGCGCCCCCGCTGCCTATACTGCGGCGGCGATGACCGGCGCTGCAATTTGCTCGGTCGAGGATAATGGCGGTACCACCCCAGGATTGCGCCATCGTTATCTCTCTCACGTCGGCCTTGGTATTGCCGACATTATTACTGCGTCATGGACAGCGCGATTGTGTCGGTCCGTCTTCGGCCTGCTGTCGCGTCAAGGATCTGCTGCTGTCTACGCCCGCACGTCGACGAGGTGCTACTACCCCGCCGGTCCCACCGGGCGGGTCCACATCCTTGGGGCGGGCGTGCCGCCGTCGGGAGGCGCCGAGGGGCTTGGCGCCGACGAGCAGATCGTCTCGGTCACCTCGAAAAATCACGGCCTCGTCGCGGCGGACCTGGCCACGCACATCACCCCGCTCTCTGACGCGGGACTGACCGTCTCCCTCGTCGACGACACGGCCAATCTCGGCCCAGCCTCGGAGGCGGGGCCGAACGTCGTGCGGATCCAGAACACCACAGGTGGCACCCTCTACCAGCGACTCGGCAACGCGATCGGCGGGGGGCCCGCGACGAGCTGGGCCTCGGTGCGTGCCCGTGAGGTCGCGGGCCCGTGCCGGCTCGGGTGGCACACGGCGGGGGGCGCTTTCACCCAGGTCGCCGCAGCTCTCGCCGCATCCTACGCCCGCACCTCCGGGACAGCCCTCCCGGCGGCGGCGACCGATCGGCAGGCCATCGAGCTCCCCGCTGGTGCCGATGTCTACCTGATCCTCTGGTGTGCGGGCATCGGCGCTCGGGTGCCTGACGAGGTTCCGAGCATGGCGGCTGCTGGAGCATCTTCGACGGTGATCATGGGGACTACTACTGCGGCTGAAGATCCGCCTGACGTCGAAGGGTCCGTTGAAGTTACGATTACCCCGAGGGGATGGGGCGGCGCAGGGGCAGGAACTCCTGGCTTCCTTTTTCTCTCTGGAGGCGGCGGTGCAATTCTTTATGTCACGGGAGGAACGTGGCGGGCTGCACTCGACGGTACGACCGTTATGGATTCGGGTATTGCTCCTGTCGATGGCACGGCTCATCACATTCGACTGCGTTGGAAGACTGGTGTCGGTATGTCGATGGAGGTCAGGACTGCTTCGACGATGACTCTTCTTGCACGAGTTGACGCTGCTTATGATGGGTCACTCCAGGCAGCGGGAACTTGGCAATTTGCCGATAATGGCGGGTCTGCGGCGAAGGCTAACTTTGTAATCAGGCGCGGTGGGGGCAATTGATGAAACTCGTCAAGCGTGTTTCGCATCCTCAAGATCCGTGTGCGATTGATCAAGGTGGCGTGTGGCTCGTCGATGATTCATGCCCTGGGACTAATGCGACGAAGGCTCAGGTCGACGCTGTTACGATTCCTCATCCTGACGGGGACGGACGTAAGATGCTTCGGCAAATTCCAGCGGGTACAATTCTGATCGAAGTGTCGAATGGGAAGTCCGTGCCTCATGGGGGCGACGCACCGAAAGAGACTGAGGCGAAGACGCCAGAGTTTCGTTCTGGCTTGAACGACTAGTTTGTTCGAGATATGGAGTCTGACGATGCAGTCGCAAAGTCTTTGCCGAATCGTGCTTCTCTGTGTTGTTCTATTTCTTCTTGGATCTGATTGCGAAAGAGCGAGGATTGCGTCGTTCGACAACGGGCTTATGAATAGAGATGGCGTCGAGCTACATGTCTGTTCGTATCCGATTACGATCGACGCTGATGTCACTCTGGAAGATCGTTCTGTACTGACGGACGCTGTTGTCGTCTGGAATGACTGGACGGATTTTGACGTTTTTGTGTTTGGGTCGGACGACCCTGATGCAATGGTGAGCGTCGGCTTTGCGGGTTACGAAGACGAGTTGGATCTTACTACGGTCGATTTCGATCGAACAGGATGTATTCTGGAATGTTCGATCATACTGTCGGCTGATATTGCCTACGACAGAAGTACGCTGAGACAGGCACTACTTCACAGCATGGGCCACTGCCTTGGACTGGACGACGATCCAGGCCCGCCGGAAACAGTAGATCTGCGTTCCGTCATGTCGAAGCCACTCGATCCGCTGGGTGTTCTCACCGATCACGACCTCGAACTTCTGTAAGGTCGTCTAACCAGTTATTCAGAGTCGTCCTCTCCGAGGATCGAATCGATGTATTCTTCGCGAGTCATGCAGTTGATGATCATGTTCGTCTCGTGACTCTTGTTGCACGAGAGATCTACGATCCAATCATACGTCGGCACAAGCTCTCGATAAGGCATCCAATAGTAAATCGGGCAGTTGGTCATCTTGCAATCCCATCCTCGGCCACCTTTCTCTTCTTCTGACAGATCCAGAGGACGGTCGTCGAAGTTGTTGCAACAACGGAAGCACTTGGCTCGGAACATGTCGGGAGTTCCTGGCCAAGACTTTGATTTTGCTCGGCGTGATTGGATATAGGCCGTTTTTGTCATCCCAAGTTTTTCGAGATTGGCGCGGTGCTTGGTCGTGTACTCGCCGAACAACCACGAGTAATCTGGAGTCATGGATCTGTATGGCATCTTCTTGTATAGCGGACAAGACGCTACTTTGCAGTCGACTTGACGTCCGTCGGAGTATTCTGCTCTGCAATCGCAGCACATGGATTTGATGGCAAGGGTCGAGCTTGGTCGGCGGCCGGTCTTCATGATTCTTCTCCTTATTCTAGTTGTTCGAGTGCATGAGCGAGATATTTGTGAATGTACGATCGAACCATGTCTGGAGTGACGTCCATCAGTTTCGCAATTTCGGCATTCGACATGCCAGACTGTTTCAATCGATATGCAATTTCCCTCCTCGCCATGGACGCCGCTTTGATGTTTGGGCGCATGATCGTTTTTGAGATTCCGTATTTGGAGCAGACCTCGTCGATTATTTCCGAACTGCTCATCGTGGAAGTTCTGACGATTCCTTGTGCAATTTGTTGAGAGACTATTCGCTGTATGATTGTTTCGATTGTGTTCACGATTTGAGATATGGACGAGGATGCTTCTACGAATTTTTCTATTTCGTCGACGATTACAGCTCGATCGTCATTTGTCAGTTTCGTTGAGTATCGCGTCGATCTCTCGGTCCAGCTCTCGGGATCGACGTAGTCCTCCGGTTGTAATTCCTCCGAATACGCAGTCGATCGTTTCGCTTTCGAGGCTCGACGATATTCGGAGGGCTTCGTTGAGGCTCGCGATGGTTTGGAATGCTTGGTTGATTTCGACGAACTTCGTGCCATCGTCGTTGCTTTTGTCTGGATGATGTTGTTTGGACAGTGCTCGAAATTTTCGTTTGATGATGCAAGTTGGGTCTGTGATTTTTACTCCTAGAATTTTCGCGGCTTCTTGAGGTGTCATTCGGCGTCCTCGATTGGATTATATTGGGTTGGTCTTTTTCGAGGGACGAAGAACAGACACCGGATCGCGGTCAATGAATACCGATCTTTAGAGAGCAATTTGAGTTTCGGACAGTTGCCACGACAGGCCATGATGCACTGGATGCAGAGATTTCGATCTTGGGAAATTGATTTTGAGAACGCCCAGGTGATCCCTGGATCTGGGAGTCGGATTTTTTTACTGGTCATTCGAGAAGCTCTCCCTGTGGTCGGTTGGTTGTCTAACTGGTTAGACCGATTTGAGTAGTCCTATTCTTATAATTATATACGACGTCATATAATCTAAAATTGATATGGCAGATAAGATCATAAAACGACCATTGAACGATCCGAAGAGATCGCGCAACATTGCCGTTCCGAAGAAGACGCCAGGAGAAACTTCCGAGATGCGTCAGCGGCGTGAGATGCTCGAGGAAGCACTCATGCGCGCATGTATTGCGGAAGGGATGACTCGGGACGAGATCTGCGTCGCACTCGGAATGAATCACCATGACGCCGGTCTTGTCGAGACACGACTTCTTGCATTTGACGCCCAGCGCGAGATCGTCAAGACGGTTCCTCAGAGATTCTACGAATACGCCATCAAGCAAGAACAGTGCGTCAGGGATCTCGACGGAATCGTCGAGTTCGCACGGGACGAGATCAAGAATTATCAAGAGGATCGAAAGAGAGCACTGGCGGAATATAGCGACGATTCGATGTCGCTGAAGAAGGCTCTTCCAAATCACCCTCCGATCGGTGTTGCCGTACTCGCCATCAAGGCGAAGTCTGCAATATTTGATCAGACGATCAAGACAGGCCAAGAGCTTGGGATTGTGCCGAAGAGAGCGAAGGAGGTTCGTGTATCTGGTAATATCAATCTCGCGGCTCTCCCAACCGACTCGCTCAAGTCGATGCTCGAGAAGAAGCTCAACGAGATGAGCGTTCTTGTTACGGAGGGGCAGATCCCACAGACTTATGTCAAGATGATGGAGAAGAACAATGAGCAAGCAAGACTATCTGGAAGAATTCTTGACGACGGAGGATATGAATCAGGTGATTCTTCCAGAGAGGTGGACGTCGGAGAAGAATCCGTGGACGGGGAAGACTCAGACTAGTACAAGACCTCGTGTAGATCCGTCGATAGTAGCGCGAGACTACCCCAAGGGCACGAGGAAGGAAGATTACGACAAACAAGAGATCGCGATTCAGCGTGACGCGATCATCGAGTCGATTCTCGATCTCGACAAGACGAAGATCGAATATCTTCGACGATTGATCATCGAAAATCGCAGGCTCGATCTGCTCATGATGATTCTTGGGTACCGCGTTCCTGCACATCAGATTGTCCTGTGGAAGTTTCTCGAGAATCGTAAGTTCGGACTTATCATGGCGCCTCGTGGTTCCGGCAAGAGCACGTCATGTAATATTTGTGCGAATATTCTCGAAGCTATTATCAACCCCGACATCAGGATTCTCATTGCGTCGAGAGCCGAGTCGGCTGCTGCTGCATTTCTCTCCGAGATCAAGGGTAACTTTCTCAAGCCTCAATTCATCGAGTTGTTCGGAAATCTCAAGGGTACGAAATGGGACGAAACACGATGCGACGTTGTCGGGCGAACGAAGCACACGAAGGAGCACACGTTTACGATTGCTGGAGCGGACGGAGCGATTACGTCGGGGCACTTTGACAAGATTACGCTCGACGATATCGTAGACGACAAGAACTCGCGAACTGAAGCGATGCGAGCCCATGTTCGCAGGTTCTTCAATAGGACGCTTCTCCCGACACTCGAACCAGACGGAACGCTTCATGTCATCGGCACGAGATACGACAACGACGATCTTCTCGGCGATCTCTCTGAGAAGAGCGATATGTTCAAAGGTAATTCGTTTGTTCTTCCAGCCGTCTTCGATAAGGAAACGCTCGAGCCTGTGGAATTGATTCAAGACGACAAAGGAAAGTTTCATCCTCCAGAAGGAGCGACGTGTTGGGACGAAGAAGGATTCCCAATGTCGAAACTTCTCGTCCGACGCGCCGAGATGACAGTGACCGATTGGGAACTGCAATATGAGAATCGGGCGTCTGAAGCGTCTGGGGATTTCTTCAACACGAATATGTTCAAGTATTTTGACGGAGACGCGAGTGAGTTCATTACGTCGCACGGTCTTGTCGTATGGTGTGGCGTGGATCTGGCAGCGTCTCAGAAGGATACTTCGGACGAGTTTGCCATCGTTACTATTGGAGTCGTACCGCACAAATTTGATATCTACGTTCTCGACACGTTTTCTGGACGGTTTACGTTCACACAGCAACTCGATGCACTGAAGAAGACGTTCGACAAATATCAACCGATGAGAATGTTCGTCGAGGCGAACGCATATCAATCAGTTCTCGAGTCGACGGCGGTAGAGATCTGGCCACAAATCAGAACTATTCCAATTTGGACCACGAAAGACAAGGTCACTCGTATGAGGGCAATCCAGATTTACTATGAGCGCGGTCAAGTGTACCATCGTAGAAGCAGATGCGCGAAACTTGAGGGACAGCTCGTGGGGTTTCCGAAGAAGAAACTCAAGGATCTATGTGACGCTTTGTTCTTCTCAATCAATGGCGCATTGTCGAACGCATCGAAGAAGCGACGAGAAAATGAGCCAGGACTGAATTGGGGAGTTGGAATGGGGCGTTGAAGTTTCGTCTAACCGGTTAGACGACCGAGAGGAATTTCATGTCTGGTGTGATTTCTGCGAATACGGACGAGAGTGGGTTCAATCTGAAGGTTGTCGCGTTCGACAATATTCAAACGATGAGAAAGGCGTTGACCGACGAGCGTGAACGAACGAATGCTCTGTCGGACGATCCGTTCGTGTCGATGTATTCGTCTGGTGGGAGTCTTGCGGCGATTGAACCACCGTTCGATCTTTTCTCGCTCTCTGTGATGCCTGAGAATTCGTCTCAGCTCGCGCCAATTATCGACGCGATGGAAGTCAATATCGAGCGACTCGGATATCGTATTGTGCCGAGAGATGGAATTCCGTCTGAGGAGACTAATTGGTCGCTATCTATGAAACGTGAGAGATACATTCTCAGGAATTTCTTCGCGAATGCTGTACTCGAGCCGACGATGACGTTCACGTCGATGCGTGGAGCCATTCGACGTGATCTTGAGACGACCGGGAATGGATATACGGAAGTTCTTGAGAATCTGACGACCGGGAAACCGGCAGGACTGAATCATCTTCCGTCGTGGACGATGAGGCTGACGAAGGAGGATGAACAGTTTACGGATTGCATCGTTCTTAGATCCGTTCAGAATGAAAATGGCGAATGGACGATCGAGCCATTTCCTTACGCGAAGAAGTTTCGTCGATTTGTTCAGATCTCGTCGACTACCGGAAAAGCTGTATACTTCAAGGAGTGGAATGATCCGAGAGTTATCAGTCGAGAATCCGGCGAAGTGATCAAGAATGGTTCCCCGAACGATCCTCTTGCTGCTCACGCGGTCATTCACTTCAAGCTCTACTGCACGAGGAGTCCGTATGGTCTGCCGAGGTGGGTCGGTAGCCTCATGCCGATCATCGGCAATCGATCGGCAGAGACGATCAACTACACCACATTCAGGAACAACAACATTCCTGCGTTGATGATGCTCGCGACGAACGTGAATATTACCGACGCTTCGATTGGTAGGATTCGCGAGTTCATCGAGCAGCAGATTTCCGGCAAGGCGAATTATTCGCAAATCTTGCTCGTCGAAGCCGAGCCCATGGGCGAGGGGATGCGCGATCCTGGGACGATGAAGCTCGAGATCAAGGAGCTTACTCAGGCGCAGCACACCGACGCCATGTTCAGAAACTACATGGAGTATAACGACAACAAGATTCGTCGTTCGTTCAGGATTCCTCCGTTGCTTCTCGGAGATTCGACCGACTACACGAGGTCGGTAGCTGACACGTCTAAGCGTGTTGCAGAAGAACAGATGTTCATGCCCGAACGCGACTTGAACGATACGATCTGGAATCAGACGATCGTGCCAGCACTCGGCGTGGCGTCGATGATACTCAAGTCGAACACTCCTAACGTAACCGACAACTACGAGTTGACCCAACTGCTGTCTACGGCTGAGAGAAGCGGCGGTCTTTCTCCGTACATTTCGAGGATCGTCGTCGAGGATGTTCTCGGCAGGTCACTTCCCCCGCTTTCCAGCGACATTCCTGCTGACGTGCCTTTCACGATGACGATGCTTCAGAAGCAACTCGACGCGGATCTCGCTGTTGCCGAAGCTGGTGGAAAGAACGTTGCTACCGAGAAGTCGTGGACGAAAGACGACATTCGGAAGCAACTTGAGGTTGTGATCGATCTGGCCAAGGGCATTCCAAATGCTCCTCCTGCGCTTGTGCCCGCACTCGAGTCGGTAGTAAACTCTATTTGATCGGAGAATCGACCATGTCGGACGAGACTGATATCGACGAGAACGTCGAGGAGCGCATCGTTGGAGGAATCGTACTTCGTCCTCAAGAGAGCGAGGACGAAGTGTCCGATCTTCAAGGCGACTACTACGACGAAGAAGAGATCTATTATGCCGCGCACTATTTCATGGAAGATTATTGGAACAAAGGCGAGCATGGAATGCGCGTCATGCACAAGGGCAAGATTGTCAACGACAAGATTCGCATTCTCGAGAGCTATATTGCCCCTGTCGATTTCACGGTCAAGATGCACAAGCTCGGCGTTGACGGAGACGATTATTCCGTGACGAAGGGATCGTGGATCATGGTCGTCAAAGTGCTCGACGACGAGTTGTGGGAAGATGTGAAAGATGGTGGGTTTGCAGGATTCTCGATTGGCGGAACTGCTAAGGTGGAAACGATTGAATCGTGAATTGAACTTCGACTGCATTTCGGATACCATTGGTGTGTAACCGGTTAGACGGTAGGGCGATATGGCAAGGCGAGCGAAGCGATCACTGTCAGAAATCAAACCAAACGAAGTATCGCTTGTTGATACTCCCGCTACAGGCGAGCCGTTCTTTGTCGTGAAGAGACTTGCGACGACCAATTTGGAAATCGAGAAGAAGAACTCGGAGGAGAGTGTGATGCAGAATGATAAGCCCGTGGAAACGCCAGTTCAGAAGGGCTGGTACGAGGGCGAATACAAATCGAGCCCCGAGGAAGTAGCGACCGCGATTGCCGACGAGGCGAGATGGCTCATCACCAATTCGGTGTGGCTCAATCTCGATACGAAGGATCTTCTTGCGAAGATTGCTACCACTGTCAATTTCCTGCTCGATCTTGCAGGTACGACGACAGAGGCGACCGGAGACGAGCCCGTTCAGAAGTCATCGAGCGATACCGAGACGATCTTCAAGTCGGCGCACGAGAAGCTCGCGAAGATTGCCGGTGAGATCACCACTACCAGGATCATGCCGAAGAGTGATATCATGGACGTGGCGAAGATGCTGCGTACTGTGACCGGAACGAAGGAGGAGATTCCACCCTCGCCGGTCGAGAAGAAAGGCGAGGAGGAAGTGATGAAGTCGATGCTCGAATCTCTGATCGAGATCACCAAGGGTCTTCAGAAGGACATGACAGAGCTTCGCGAGAAGATCTCCAAGAACGACGAGATGGTCGAGGCTGTCGGAGCCACGACTCTCACTGCGCCTGCTCCTGTCGAGGCGAAGCCGACCGAGCCCGTCGCGACAGAGACTCCTGTCGCGCCTGACGCGGCGACCGAGCCTGTGCAGAAGTCTGCTGAGATCGTCGAGCTGACGAATATCGTGAAGGGACTTCAGGAGAAGATCGCACTGATCGAGAAGACCAGGGCGACTCCTGCTGGTTCTTCGGTCGACGCTACGAAGAAGACGACTGTCGAGAAAGCCGACGAATCTTCTTTCGCCGGATTTTTCGGCCTCAAACGCTGAATCGTCTGGGACCGAATAGTAGTTGTAACGGAATGTCAGGTGTGTGAGAATTTCAACTGAGGCCATGGAGAGAGTGAAATGACGAACGAGGAACTCATTCAGCAGGCGATTCAGCTCGTGGAGAAGGGTCTGATCGACTCGTCCACAATTGCGACCGCTGGCAAGCTCAACCCGAAGCAGGCAGAGCGGTTTCTGACTCAGGTCGTGGATCTGACTCAGCTCAAGGGCAGCGTCCGTGTCGTGACGTTCACGAACGAGACGATGGAGATCCACAAGCTGAACATCGGCTCGCGTGTCGCGATGAGGGCGTCCGAGGCAGTATCTCCCGCACTGCGTCGTGGTGTGAGCACGTCGAAGATCACGCTGACTCCTCGCGAGATCTGCGTGCCTTTCGAGATCACCGACACCTTCAACGAGATCAACCTCGAGGGCGCGACTGCCGAGGAGACGATCGTTCGTCTCATGGCGACCCAGGCTGCGAACGACATCGAGGAGTTGCTGATCAACGGCAACACGCTCGGTCCTGCGAGGCTCGAGTCTGATCTGATCGACGGCGGCAGTGCGACCGGCTACATCGTCGACGACTACATGAATCTTTTCGACGGCTGGCTCAGGCTTGCCGACAGCGCCAACCTGTATGACGCTCTCGCCGCCGACATCTCGAGCGCGGTCTTCTCGAAGATGTTGCTCGCCATGCCGCAGCGTTTCCGTCGGAACAAGGCCGACCTTCGGTTCTTCGTGTCCACCGACCACGAGCAGCTCTGGCGTGAGCGTATCGCGTCGAGGGCGACCGGCCTCGGAGACGCGGTTCTCCAGAGCCAGGACGTCATTCGTCCGTTCGGCATTCCGCTCATCGCGGTGCCCCTCCTCGACAAGCAGCCTCGCGTGGTCGAGCATCTGACCTTCGGAGCGGCTCCTGCGTCTCAGACTCTTCGGTTCCAGCCGATCACGAGTCTCCAGATTCACGACTCGACGCTCGCGTCGGTGCCGACGACTCCGTATGTGCTGACGACCGACTACACCGTCAACACCACGACTGGTGTCATTACCACGGTCGGCGGCGCCGGTATGGCGGCTGGTGGTACTTTCAAGTGTACCTATCTGCCGTATGGCCAGGCTCTCCTCACCAACAACATGAACCTCATCGTCGCGATCGGCCGCGACATCAGGCTCGAGCGCGATCGGAACATCTATCGTCGCGTCAACGAGTTCAACATGACAATGAAGGTCGACGCGAAGATCGAGGAAGTTCTCGCCTGCGTGAAGGGCGTCAACATCGGTCTGAGCTGATCTCTCTCGCCTTTCAGCGTCTAACCAGTTAGACGATTTTTCAAATATCACTCGACAAATTACTTCTTCGCATATAATGTGTGTGAAGGAGGACAGTCATATGGCGCGAAAGCTGAGAGGGCCCGGTGTTCAGATGTCTGGCGAGACGCAGGTTGTACAGGGGACTCTTCCTGCTGGCGAAAAGGCGATCATCGTGACGCTTCAGGAAGCAGCGTCTTACGAAAAGTGCGGCATCACGTTTATCAAGGGAGTGCCGCAACGAGTGTCGGCTTCGATGCGCGATCTCTTCGACCATAGCCCATGGTTTACCGTTCGAGAAGACGCCTGACAGTGCAATGTTTCTACTTCATCTCCGCAATGGGACGGTCGTCAAGTCGCGGCCGTCTGATGACGTAGAACAACTTCGGGTTCTCGACAGTTTCGGGATCAAGAAAGATCTATCTCGAGTCGCCATAACCAACGACAGGGGAGGCAGACTCGACCTACCTTCGATCGAGCGACACGACACGATCTGGCTTGACGGAATATTCGACGGAGATTCTCTCCGAGGAGAGTCCGTCAATTTTGTCAGGCGAGGGCGTTGCTACCGTTTTTCGATGTTCTATTCGGACGGTCGATTCGTCGTCGAGCTTTTCTAATTATTTCTTTTCTTTCGTGTAGATGATATCATCGATACAGGCGAAGTCTCATTTGTCGTCTCGTCTTTGAAGGAGATATAAATGGCAGAGAAACATAAGATTCCGTCATTGTTTGAGGATGACGCCGAAGATGAGACGACAGACGTCAACAATTTAGAATCTGTATATGGCGGTTTTCTAAGACATCTTGCCGAGCATAGCAGCAAGCTAGAATCTGCCATGACGAAGTTTTCCGACGAGACACGCAAGAGCATTGACGAGATGTCCAAGGCTATGACCGGTATTGCCGTTCAGCAGGGAAGGATGGACGAACGGCTCAATCATATTACAGAAGAGATAAAGAAGGATCACACTTGTCTCAAGGCGGAAGACATCAAAGCGCTCGAGATTTCTGTCGGCGCTGTCGTCGAGCAGAGAACGAAGAAGCGAGACGAAGCCAATCGTCGTAAGTGGATTGTCATTCCGATCATTGTGACTATTACACTCGCTATGGTTCCTGTCGTCGTCAAGGGCGTCTATCGAACTTATGATGTTTTGAACATTGTTCAAGATCAGTCGAAACAAATTTCCGATCTTCAAAAGCGTGTGAATTGTAAAACTGATCGCGAGTATGAGCGTATCGATGACGATACTCCCTGAGATAGTAGATTCTGAGGTTCTCGTTCCAGAACGAGTGAAGGTGGACGAGCCGATACCGAATATCGCGGATCTTGACGTGACTCAGGAGCCGATTCCGAATTTGTATGATGCGAGTTTGGTTGCTCCGTCGATTGTTACATTTGACGATTTGACTCCAACGATCGTCGACGCCGAAGAGGTTTGATACATGGCGACCGTGAAACTGAGTATCTACGTTAGCGACATTGCGACTGTGATCGCGTCATACGATCGAATCATGGTCTATCGGTGTGCGACGAAGACCGGAACGTACACAGAGATTACGTCGGCTCCGACGAGAATCGTTCTCGTGTCAGGGACGAGTCTTTATTCGTATACCGACACGACAGCACCGTCTACTTCGTATTGGTACAAGACTTCGTATTACCATTCTGGCACGGCTCTTCAGTCGTCTTTGTCTGCTCCGTTTCAGGCGATCGACGGGGGACTCTATTGTTCGGTACAGGACATCAGAGACGAAGGAATTTCTGTCTCGGAGCTTTCAGACGTTCGTGCGATCTTGCTCATCAAGCACTGGCAACAGTGGTTTGACTCCGCAACGAGAAACTTCTTCACGGTCAAGGAAGCAACCGTAGATATTGACGGGAATGGAACGTCGTATCTGCATCTTCCAGTTCCGATTATTTCTTGTACGTCGCTCTACATCAACGACGACATGGCGAATGCTGTCGATACGTCGGAGTATCGAGTTTACAACCAGCGCGGGCCTGTCGTCGACGACAGGCACAACCCGAAGATTCGTCTGACGTCTGGTAGCACGTCCAGCGTGTACACGACTGGCTCGAGTGGCATCTTCCAGAAGGGACTGCTTCAGCGAATCGTCGGTTCTTGGGGATACGTCGAGCCAGACGACACGACGCCGATTCCGGTGCAGAGAGCCGTCAAGATTCTCGTCGTCGCGACGTATCAGACGATTGCCGAAGGTGAGGTCGACCAAATGGTCATCGGCCGGAAGGTCGAAGAGGTGACAGACAGGCACCGGATCAAGTTCGCAGATCTATACGACAGTCTTTCGGCGTGGAATCCAAGCGGATTGACCGAGGTGGATATGGCGATCAGGATGTACAGGTCGCCGATCAGGGTCGACGTGGCAGGCTCGAGTGATTTCTCGTTCGGCGACGTGTGACGAAAGTTGTCTAACCAGTTAGACGGGAGAGTGGCATGCTGCCGACGTTGATTCATCCTGTGAAGGTCACGCTCGAGATTCTCGATCGCGACAACACGTTGTTCGATCCGTATGCCAGAGAGCCGGTAGGACAGGCTATCAGAATGGGCGAAAGCCCGAGGACTGGAAATCGCGTCGACATCTTCGGTCAAGTTTCGTACTACTTCGCAAGTGCGAAGCTCGACAAGGCGCGGTTCGATCGCGAAGGTGTCGTCGAAGAGACGATCGGATACATTGTATTCAGGTTCGTCGACATGCGGCGACTCGGGCTCGTGACGTACAATTCCGACGGATATTTTTCGTCGTTTACGTTGAAGCGTGGAGACAGGATTCTTTATCTCGGGGATCGGCAGGTCGATTTCTACGTCGTAGGGTTCAAGGACTTTGCTCATTATCCGAAACTCAATCAAACTTTGATCGAGGTTGATTTCACCGATCGAGCGCCAACACATCAGCAGGGGAATCTCTGATGCCGACGATCAATACGAATCCATTTCGCGTGACGTTTAGGTTTCATCCAGACCCGAACAAGGTTGCTCGCGTTCTATACGGTGATCTTCCAGATGCGATCAAGAAGCGTGTCGTGGCTTCTCTTGCGCGATTTGCTTTTGACGTGAAGCGAGCCCTCGCGAAGAAGCTCGACGGATCTGCGTCAGGTTGGCCAGCGAACAACCCTCTGTGGAAAGCAGCGAAGGGCGGCAAGGGAGTTCTCTATAACACAGGCGCCGACTTGGTTCCGAAGATTCGTTCCCTCGTCAGGAAGGGCAAAGGACAGAATTACGGCAGCGTCGAGGTCGGATGGTCTGGAAACGTTCAGACGAACGAGACATATTCTCAGAAGACTGACAAGCAAGTCGCCGTCATTCTCAATAGAGGTAGGACTTGGCAGCCTTCTGCGAAGCAGCGACGAGCGTTTTGGGCTCGAATCCCGAAAGAAGATAAGCCGAGTAGGTGGGAAGATACCGGCGTCGAGAAAAAACAGTATTGGCAAATTCCTCCTCGGCCATTCATTCCGCAGGTACAGAACGATCCCGTGCTCAGGGCAAAGTATGTTCGTATCATGAGAAATGCGGCGCAACGAGCTGCTGCCGAGATTGCTGCCAAAGCAAGCAAACTTGGATGAGGTAGATCGATGGCTATGAAGTTCATGGGTCTGACGTCGGTCGCAGAGACGTTCGACTTCATCAAGCAGTTCCATTTCGCCGACGGATATGGAGAGGACTTCTCTCTGATCACATATTCTGACACTACAAAAGTTCGTCGATCGCCAGACGAAGCGTGCATGAAGCTGAAGCGAGATGCTACGACTCAGTTGTTTCCAACATATCCAGCGACGCCGACGCTACCAGACGGGAATATTTTCTTCAGGACGAGGACGACAAATCCTCTCGCGGCTCGTCGACTGAAGATGCTTGAGATTCTTCCAGAAGTTCAACCTGAGTTCACGTCGGTCTATGTACGTCTCTACAATGGGACAGATGCTTATTATTGGAATGGAACTGCATGGGCTGTTGCTGCCGCTGGCAACTGGAATACCGAAGCTGAGATCAATGCTCACATCACGACGTTCAACATTCTACCGAACAGGCAATTCGGAGTAGTCGTCAATCTCAGAACGACGGATGGAAATGTTACTCCTTCGGTATCTGAGATTCGAGTTCTCATGGAAGTCGAGATCGACTATCTCGAGGACATCATCTTGAGAAGTACGGTTCCCGCGATTGAGGCCGCGATTACTCCAACTACGAATCTCGGTCAGATTCAGCCATTCACGTCGGGAGTCACGACGATAGATCTCGACGACTATCGAAAGAATGTTCCGTACAATATCATCGGGATCAAGGGAGTATTCGACTTCGACGCGGACCCGAATCTTCTTTATAACTTGTATCAGTCGTTCGATACGAGCACGAATGTGATCACGCTGAACGCGACGCTTCCATCCGGCCACAAGCCGCTTGTCGTAGCGAGATATCGGCCGGAAGTCGTGGTCGTTCAGAATCAAGATTGGTACGAAGTCGAGAAGGTGCCGATGATTCTCGTTCAGAGAATCGAGATTCCTACAGAGACGTCATATCCCGTCGGATACGACGAGGGCATCGTGGACAAGGGAACGTACAATGCGGTCGTCATCGAGCGACCAATCCGTGCTACATTCCAATTCAAGCTCCACGGGATCACGGCTTCTCTTGTCGATCATCTCAGACTTACGTCTGCTGTCATCAGGTTCTTCGACGACAACGAGTTCATCAGATCGGTCGGACTCGACGAAAACTATCGTTGCAGGCTCGTGAGTGAGGTCAGGGATATTACAGGAGGAGATAGATCTGGTTTGTATGTGTTCTGGTGCGACTTTTACATCTACGATGTTCGTATGCCGATGAGATCCACGACCACGAAGGCGATCGAAGAGATTCATGTTACGTTCAGTTCGCCGCTGATCAGTCTTGAAGATCCAGTTCTCGGAGGCGAGGAAGTTCCTTCGACGACGACGTGGGACGGTGGTATCACATTCACAACTCATACGTCAGACGGACCTTCCGAATGGAGTGAGACGATCGAGATTCCCGACTGAGCTTCTGGATGGTACAATTGCTCGTGTACGATAAGACGTCCGTGCTACAATTGGGCGTGTAACCGGTTAGACGAAGGAGCGATTCGATGGCAGAAAGAATCTTTGGTCCGATCCGAGGAGCGGGCGTCCAAGTTCGGGAGAAGGAAGCCGAACGGAATCTCGTTCCGGGAGTTCTCGGATCGACGGTCATGATGGGTGTGTTCGAGCGCGGCAAAGAGAACGACATCTCCATCATCCCGAGCAAGCGAAGTCTGCTCAGGAAGATGGGAGGTCTTCTCGATCCGGCCGACTTCAACGCCGCGTCGATTGCGTCGCTCGAGGCTCCGCTTGCTTGCGAGCACTACTGGCAGCACAGCGACGGCGCGGGGTTCATGGTCTGTTTCCGCGTATGTCCCGCGACGAATTCGGCGTCGAGCGACGAGCGTCCGACCAAGTCGACCATGGAAGTTTATAGCCGTGGAAATGTTCCGGTCATCATCGCGACTCTGACGGCTCATAATGGTGGACGGTGGGCTGGTCAGTCGAAGACGTATCTTGGGCGACTGGCAAGCCCGGCCCCGACGTTTCCTTCGGCCAACAGTGTGACGTTGGACGCCATCGCGGCGAAGACGTTCCAGAAGGACGAGTTCAAGGGAGCGACACTTCATATCCACGACATCACGACCAAGACGTATATTGTTACGTCGAATACGACGACTGGTACATTTACGGTTGGAGCAGAAGAAGATCTTCCTGCTGACTGGCTTGCTGCCGCTCCTCACACCGACTACGGATGCACGATCTTCCGCGACGACCACAACTATCGCGGCGAAGAGAAGTATCTGTCGGTGGAGTTCACAGACGGCGGGCTCGATCCCGCTGTGTACTTCGGTATGAAGGTTGCCGTGGATGGTCAGATTCTCCTCAACTATGAGGATCTGTCCATGGACACTCGTTCACCCTACTACTGGGTGAACGTGGTCAACAACGATCCGAACAACGATCTACTCACGGTTACGGAAGATTCTTCTTTCGCTCTCGATCGAACACTCGCGTCGACCAGACCGGGAAATCGTTGCGGTCTGTCGAAGACGTTGACGGCTGCGACGCTCGGCATTGCCGATCCGTATGTTGTCAGAAATACGTCTGCTGCGTGGGTACCTGTGATCACCTGGGACTCGTGGGGCACGACTGTCGTTCCTCAGTATGCGTGCATCGAGGTGACGACTGGTAGTGTGCCTGGTCCGATCGTGTACACACTTCACCTTGGGTGTAAGACGATCGCCGACGCGATTGCGACTCCTGTCGTGGCACAGCGATCGTACACCGATTGTCCCATGGCGTCGTCGGTTCCTGGCGTCGCCTCGACTCCTGCTCACGACGACGAGTATTTCGGGAAGGTGACGGTTGCGGCGGGAGCTGGAACTGCTGTTGTCGGGGACAAGGTCGTTCTCGCACTTCGTCCTCTTCCCGTCAATGGACTCATCGGCGGGAAGGTCAATCCCAAGACCAGCCTCACCACGGAGTACAGCATCATCTCCAACACGAGGACGACTGTTACGGTGTCGACCGTGGCGTCGCTGCTCACTGCTGCTGTGGCGACCGATCCCTATCTTCTTCGTTGGCCAGAGCGGTTCAGTGGAGGATACGACGGCTACATCACTGGGATGACCGCGAACGACTACACGTCACTTCTCGATTCGGCGATCTCCAAGCTTCTCAAGCTCAAGACCATGAATCTCGGGCTGGTGAAGATGTCGGTTCCCGGCATCGGGAGCGTCGACGTATCTCCGTACACCAACTCCATCGCCATTCAGCGAGCGGCGAGAGATCTCTGTCTTGCCTACAACTGGGAGTACAGGGTCGAGATTCCAGACGAGTATACGTCGGAGGCCGACGTTGTTGCGTGGCTGAAGACTTTCGGTCGCATCGACCTTTGCGTGGCGCACTTCCCGACGTTCGCGTACATTCGCGATCCACTGGCTGACGCGGGCTCGGTGTCTCAGGACAAGCTCGTGTCGCTCCAGGGTATGATCCTTGGTCGCGAAGCCTACGTCGCACAGCAGTACGACGGCTATCACAAGGCTGCGGCTGGCGTGGACGTCACTCTGCCGTTGGTCATCAGGTCGACTCATCTCGGAAAGGCCGACGATCCGATCCGGGTCAACGAGGAGTATCTCAACCCTGCGGGCGTCAACTGTCTGCGCTGGGCGACTGGCGGGAACACTGTCATCGTCTGGGGAGACAGGACTCTCGACACGACGACCGCGATGCGCTGGAAGCACAAGAGGGAGCAGCTCTCGCACTACGAGAACATTCTGCTCGAGGGGTTCGACTGGGCGATCTTCCAGATCAACGACGAGGTCATGGACGCCGTGATCGACGGAGTGCTTTCCGACTTCTTCCTCAAGGAGTATCGCAAGCGGGCTCTGCGAGGGTCGAGCTTCAGGGGCGGGACCGATCCTGCCTGCATCATCAAGATCGACAAGGAGAACAATACCGACGCGACCAGGGCGCTCGGGGAGCTGAACGTGGAGGTGAGCCTCAAGTTTGCTGACACGGTCGAGCGTCTCAAGTTCCTCATGGGAGCGATGGGCATCACCGAGTGACGTGAAGATGTTCTATACCGCGCTCGCCGGGAATCGGCCTAGACTTCTCGGCGAGCGTCGGTGTAGAATCAATTGTGTAACCGGTTAGACTAGGTCAGAGAGAAGGAGAGATCATGGCAAGCTCGATTCGTAGGTACATCGGTTCTTTCGTCGGCGCGCTTGCGGACGTCACGATCGCGACGTGTCCGTTCCAGCCCGAGGAGATCAGGTTCGTCGTCAATGCGGCAGGGCAGTACGGTCTGAAGACCAGCCGGATGCTCACCAACGTCTACGTTTCTCACAACGGTGCCGACACTGGCGTCACCATCACGTCTACCGGCTTCGTCGTCGCGAATGGCGCGGACGTCAACAGTAACGGCGTCACGACTCACTTCGTCTGTGAAGCGGCGTGATCTGAGACGAGTTCGTGTTTCTGCAACGTGAAATTCCAACCAACGAGGTCACATCATGAAAGGCGTCCTTCTTCCAGATCACATTCCCGCGAACAACTACGAGTTGATCATTCGCGGGATGCCGCGCCTTCTCTTCACGAAGCTCTCTGGCATCGAGGAGGAGTTGGACAAGGCCGAGCTTCCCGACCGAACCTCTGCTTCTGGTGGGCACACCAAGGCGTTCGAGTTCACGGCTTCCATGCCACTGCATCACAGGGTCGAGATGCAGGCCATGGAGCAGTGGTTTCTCCAGTGCCAGGAGCCCGTTGCGCCGACGTACAAGAAGAACGGTACGTTGGTCATGTACTCGATCAGCACAAGGACTCGCGTGTCCTATCAGATCGTCGGTGTCTTCCTGATCAAGCGCAAGTTCACTGACATGGAGATGAGCAACGTCGGCGATCTGCACGAGGTCGAGTGGACCTTCAGCGGTGACCAGTTGATCGTCGTTCCCGGTGCCTGATCCTACATTTCGCGTTCTCTGAAACTCTCACAAGCCTCGCGAGAGGTATTTGGAGGTTCGGTCGATGGAAACCAGACGTCTGTCTCTTGACGATCTTTTGAACAATGATGTGATCGAGAACGACCAGGACGACAATCGTTGTCGATGGTGCGATACATCATTTCAGCTTGACGAGTCGAGGTGCCGTGTCTGTCGGATGCCGCGAAAGTATCGGACGATGTCGGAGATGGGTCCGGTGCTTCCGATCGGAGTGAAGACTGGCGCGACCTACAACAGATCGTTCGAGGCTGTTCCCATCACCTTCGCGATCGAACGGGACATCAGGAGGAAGTGGGGAGGAACGAAGAACATCACGGTGTCGGATTACACCGCGACAATTCTTGCGTTCACGATCAAGACGGTGGGTGGAGTATCTCTGGCGTCGAAGTCTTACGACCACAAGCTGCTCATCTTCAGCCAGATGTACCAAGCCGACGTTCTTTACATGTACGCCTATGTTCGGTACTTGTCGCTCGGTTCGCAGATGACGATCAAAGGAGTTCAGTGCCCGAAGTGCCGCCGCGAGTTCGACTTCCCGTGCGATATTTCGACGATGGAAATCGTCGAGTTGTCGCCGGATCTTGTCGAGCGAGAAATTGTGCTCGAACATGGGTTCCGAGTCGGCGACAAGGTCAAGAAGAAGCTCAAGGTCGGGCCTCCCATGTGGTTTGCGTGGGGTAATCGTGAAGTCATGAACAACCCGACCGCTCTTGACTTGTTTGCCGCGATGTTCTCTTCTGGCGTCATTTCGATCGAGGATACGCCGGACGGAATCACCATCTCAGACAGTGAGATGATGCAGCTTTCTAAGGTGGACATCGACATTTGTGAAAGTGAGTTCGGTCGACTTGTCGGCGGTCCTCAGTGGGAAGTGTCCGGGAATTGTCCTGCATGTGGTGGGAAGTTCTTCTTCTCGCTGGATTGGTCGTATGACAATTTTTTCTCTCGTTCTTACCGATCGCGAGTGCCGAAGAGTTGATCGAGCACATGGTCACGTTAGCCTACGCTTCTCGGGGTGGGATTGTTTTGAACGTGACTGACATGACTCGTCATGAGATGATGGTAGCGATGGACGTCGTCTACAAACTTCGTAAGCAAGAATCGAAGCACTCATTGTGAGGATTCCATGGCTACTCAATCGATCCCTCTCGACATTCTCTTCGGTGCGAAGGGAGCTGGAAGTGTATCGTCTCAATCTCGAGTTGTAGCCAATTCGCTCAAGGGAATCACCGGAGCGACAAGAATGCTGCGAGCCGGTCTACTCGGGATCGGCTCGATGGTCATGGGGGCTCAAGCATCGTTCGTCGTTCTTGGTCTTGCTGTCAGGAGAGCAGTTCAGGCGTATTCGGCATATACCGACATGCAGGCAAGGCTCCGCACGACGCTTGCGACTTCCAACAGAAATATTGCAGTACATCAGACACTTCTTCGACAACATGCCGAATCGGTCGGACGAGATCTTGGATATTCGCTAGTCGAAGCGTCCGACGCGATGAACACGCTCATCGAGGCGGGCATGAACTCGCACGAAGCGATGAACGTGTACGCTCATGGCATGGAGCTTGCTCGTATCGGTAACATGAGCACCGCCGACTCGATGCGGTTTATGACCGACACGATGGCGATCTTCCAGCGCGAGCGACTTCGCGGTGGGACCGGTCCTGGCGAGGGGCTCATCGAATTCTCGGGCCGCATGGCAGCTCAACTTGCGGTCGCGGCAGCGAGGTCTTCGACCACGATCGAAGAGTTGCAGGCATCGTTCAGGATGGCAGGCTCCGAGCTTGCGACGTTTGGTTATGATTCGCGTGAATCGATCGCTGCTCTTTCCGCGTTGTCTACGGTCGGTATTCGTGGAAGCACGGCGGGCTATCGTCTTCGGTCAGCGATGGTCGCGTTGAGAAATCCTGCAAGACGAACGATTCAGACGTTTGCGGACATTCGAGGTATATCGTTCCAGCAGGCAGAGCTTGAGTTCAGGAATCTGACGGCAAACGCCGACGGGTCTGCTGCTACGCTCACCGAAACGATGGAACGACTTCAGGCGATGTTCCGACAGGTAGGAACTGAAGCCGATCGGCAGAGGCTTGCGTCGAGAATCTTCGGTCGAAGCTCTCTGTCTTCTGGTGCTGGTCTGGCAGGATTGACGTCGGTCGGAGACGTGACGAGGAGGATTTATTCCGAGATCTCCGATTCTTCGCGAGTGGCGGCGACGTGGGAGCAGATGAGACAAGAGCGTATGCGCTCGTTCTCTATGCAGGTTCAGCAAGCTCGTCATGCCGTGGAAGACTTTGCGACCGCATTTGGAAGTATTCTGTTTAGCGGTCTGTCGACAGCCAACGAAGGGTTTGGAGATTATCTGCGTCATCTGTCCGAAGGCGTGATGCTCATCGGTGAATTGAACGGAAGTAATCGCGAGGCTCGAACTCGTTGGCGTGCGTTGTCGCCGGAAGTTCGTCGGAATGCGGTATTCATTCGCCAGATCATGACAGATCTGACCCGGTTGATCAGAACTCTTGCGGAAGTTATTCCTCCTACGGTCGAGTGGATTCGTGAGAACAGAAATCTCGCGATTGGACTTGTAGTGGTTTCTGGAGCGTTCGGAGGAGTTGGAGGGGCGATTACCACCCTTGGTCCGATTCTTGTTCGTGGAGCGGCAGCACTTTCAGCTTACAATGCAACGCTCGGTACTGGGCCTGGATCGTTTCTTGGTTCGACTCTTCGCAGTCAAGCAGCGACGATTGCTCTAGCGGCTGGAATTTTGTATGCAGGCAACGCTGCCGTCCAAGCTATCTCCAACGTCGCTAAATCCATGCCTGGAATGCGCGAAGAGTACGAGCGCCTCGACTCCGCTCTCGGCGACGGCGTCATGTCTGGCATTGAGAATATTCCAGCTATCGGCGACATTGTCGCGAACTTGGTTCGTCTTGTCATGCTCATTCCAGAAGCAGCTCGCGCCCTCGGAATGAGTGTGAACACAGAGTCTCTTCAACGTAGTCGTGCTGCAAGAAATTCGAGATCTGCTGGCGTTATTGCCGAAGAGCAGGCTGCTGTATTTCGGAGATCTGGACTTGCTACTGGAGACGCCACCGTTCGCGGCGCCGAACAGGCGAGAAGCCAGGCGTTGATGAGATGGGCTGCGTTGGCGAACGTTCAGGGCATTAGAACCAGAGATCAAATTTCACAAGCGTTGAGAGCTGTCGGGTATAACAGCCAACAATTGGAACAGGCGACGACGCTCGTTCGTAATGAGCAAATGAGAATCAACAGGAGCGGCGAGGGTGGAGGGTGGCAATTCTGGAGAGGGACGTCGGCACAAGAAGTCGCGGGAGACTTTGTCGCCGAAGGACAGTCGTTCGATTCGGCGTTGACCATAGCTTCTACTCAGTTGAGAGAGTTTGCGAATATCATCAACCAAGCCAACGATCAGTTTGGTCTTGGAGGAGAGGGGCAAAGATCTCCTGTCGGGTCTAGTTTGCAGCATCCTGTTCAAGATGCGTATGTCAGTCGAGGAGGACTCGTCAATGTTTCCAGCGACGATCTCATCGTGAACAGGTCCAGGCTTGCACAGGTTATTTCGGCAGGACGTGGAGAGCTTGCAGGGTTGGCGACTGGAGGGGGCGGCAATGGCGACATGACGATCACCGTCCCTGTCGTCGTCGACGGGCGGGAGATTGCCAGAGCGACTGGTAGAGCACAGTCGAGGCAAATGGAGCGAGGTGGGGCGCGACTCGAACCTGGACAGAGAAGGTCGCTGCGCGAAACTGGCTCTCGAAGGCATGTTGGATAACTGGTTAGACGAGGGAGACGGACATGGGCATTTCATTCAACGCTGATTCAGAGCTTAGGCAGTCTCCGTTTCCAAGTGACAACGATCGTCTAAGAGAAAATCCATTTCAGAGTGACGACAGTCAGCCGAGAAGCAGCGAGCGAACTGCGTCGATTTCCGAGAGAGCGAGAAATGTTGTCGCGTGGCATATGGTCGTCGAAGAAGAGACGAACGACGACAATCTGACTTACGGAACGAGGATTGTCGGACAATTCCCTCCGACCGATCTGACGAAGAATGTCGGCGCGACGATTGCGGACGCCGGGGCTTATGGACGTGAGAATCCGATTGTTCAATGGGTGGCCGGCGAAGCTCAGACCATCTCGTTCAATGCCAAACTCTGGTCGTCGAATAGAGACGACCAGACAGCAAGAGACAAGCTCGCGATTCTCGAACTTTTGACAAAGCCTGTCTCTCCCATGAATCGTCCGCCTGTTGTCAGGTTCTTCTGGGGAGAAGCTATTCCTGGTGGAATGGCATGTCTTGTTCAGTCCATTGGAGGAATTCAGTATCTCGACGTCAGATCGGACGGGTCTGTTCGAGGAGTGGATCTTCAGATTACATTGAAGCGTTACGTCGAATTTCAGATTCAACGTTCCGTCGACACTCCCATGGAGCGAACTCCGAAGTACGTCGTCAGAGATGGCGATACTTACGAGATGATCGCTTATAGGAGATATGGAGATCCGTTGCTCGGGGTTGCGTTGCGTCAGATGAATCCGAGGTTTCCGATGGAGCCGTGGGCTCCTGCGGATTACGCGGAATTGCAAGCAGGCGAGTCGATCAAGCTCTATGACAGATCGGACATTGATAGTCATGGTGTGAAGCCAGCAAGCCACATCATGAATCTCAAAGATCCAGTGACCGCGATAACGTGGAGATATTATTTCAAGAAGCGTGGTTCGCACATCGGCGTCATTCCGAGGAGATGATCCATGTCTTTCGAGGCGTACCAGATCGGGACTGTTCTCAATCTTGATTCTAGAGACTTTGCCGAAAAGTATGGCAAGGCGATCGGCCCATTCTTCAAGATTGAGATTAGCGACACGTCGAACAGGATCATTTTCTCCGCTGAAGCTGTTCAGCAGGACGGCGGATACGATCTAAACGGTCTGATCGTGACGAGCGTCGAGTGGGAGGAGAACGACTGCCAAGCGGACATGATGACGTTGACGGTTCAAAATCCCGACGTGCAACTTCAAGATTCCAGACTATTTGCGATTGGGAATTCCATCGATCTGTGGATGGGATACGACGGACATCTTCCTGATTACATGGGGCGCGGAATCATTGTCGAGAGTGAACCGACGTTTTCTTCTGGATCGATGTGTACCATCAATGTGACTGCATATGACATTGCTTATTTCATGATGGAAGAGTCTCGTGCCGAGATCGATACCGACGGTACTCAATGGTGGGAGCGTCGTCGTGCTCCGCTTTCCGAAGAGGAAGAACGCCAGATCCAGGTTATCGTCAGTGACGCGATCAGAGATTCGGAGAGAGATAGAACTGAAGATGTCGCGAATGCCATGAAT